CCCCAGAAAAAGAACTCGTTAATGACATCCTTTCAATCATCACAGTTTTCTCTTCCAGACTCTATGGACTCAGAAGTAATTCAATCAAAAACAAGATACGGAAAGCCAGCACCTACACCTCTGAAAACATTGAAAATTCGACTATTTCCTAACATGGAGGAAACGAAGAAGTTTAATCTAATGTTTGAACAATATAGATGGTACTATAATGCAACTCTAAGCGTTGTATACCAACATTATGGTTTTGATAAAATAGCAGAACCGCTTAAATATTCTAATATCTCAATAAGACAACTAATGAGAAAATATAATTATACAGAAGAAAATTTTGAACATCTAGTATTTCAATCATTTGATTACGATGATAGTAGAAATGAAGTTCCTGTTCCTCCATGGTGGGATAAGAAAGAAGTACATAGTCGCTTGCCTAGAGGAGCTAGCGATAAATTCACATCTAGTCTTAATTCTGCTATTTCTAATTTTAAGAATGGAAACATTAATAAATTCAATATGCAATTTATGAGTAAAAAAAAGACAACTGAATATTTTAGTTTTGAGGATAAAGAATTTCCTTCTTTTATTAGAAACATTAAAAGTAATTATTGGTTTACCAATAGTAAAGGCAGAAGAGATAGAATTTCTTTTTCTGATATTACAACAAGAGAAAAAGGTATCGAAATTATATATGAAAAAGATACAGGAAGGTATTTTTTACATTATCCGGTTGATAGAAACTGGTTTCCAGAAGAAGATAGACGTAACGAGAGCCAAGTTAAGTTTATCTCCGAAGGAGATCGTGTTATTTCTTTAGACCCTGGTGTAAGAAAGTTTCTTGTTGGATATGATCCTAGAGGAGAATCTATCTTTATAGGTGAAGATTCTCACATTGAACTAACTAAACTTTTGGTTGAAATAGACAAGACTGAAATATCTAAAGATAGGTCTATACTTTGGAGGAAAACAAAGAATCTAGTGTCAGAATTACACTGGAAGACTATTTCTTTTTTAGTAGAAAACTATGATATAATCTTGTTACCTGATTTTAGAGTAAGCCAAATGGTAAAAGGAAAAAAGTTAGCTCGTATAACCAAAAGGTTGATGATGATGTTCTCATTTCACAGTTTTAAAGAGAAACTAAAATACAAATGCTCGATGTACAATAAGAAACTTATTATAGTTGATGAGAGCTATACTTCTTGTACATGTGGTAGATGTGGAAACATAAAAAGAACAAATCTTGAGGTTTATAGTTGTGATGATTGTGGTTTAGTGATAGATAGAGATGCTACAGGATCGAGAAATATTTTTATCAAGAATAGTAGGTTACGCTGTCCTCAAGTTTAGATTTTTCTAGATTTAAAAAAGCGGTATTGTTGAATTGCGTCCAATTCTGAAAACTTGGTATTCTTATTTATTTCACTCATTCTTGATTGTAGTTTAAGTATTGTAATATATTTATTATTGAATAAAAACAAATCAATTTTTATTTTGTTGTATGTAATTTTCTATTGTAGAATTAATCATAGGAATGGAAAATAAATATTTATTACCGCTTTTTGTTTCTAAAAATTCAACCGCTACTAGATTCATACAAAATTATATGAATTTACTAGCGATGGAATAGATAATATTTTTGAGATATTATTAAATTGTTATTAATTTAATAATGAATTCTTACTTCATTTTTGTAAAAATTTTCTTATACCAAGAAATGTTGTATAAACATATATCATATTGATTATGTGAAATAAAAATGGTTATGTTATAATATATTTTGAAAAATAAATATATATATATAATAAAAATATGAATAACGATGATAGATGCAAAAATATAAGACCAAGAGATGATTTTTGTTACAAAGTTATAGATGATAATACCAGCTTTGATTTTTTGATTGATTATGAACCTATTAAAGTATTTTACAATGAAGCTATTCTTAATACTATAGAAAGTATTATACCTGCTAATTTACAAAATTATAAAGATCTTATTCAAATAAATGCTTACCATACGGCCGTTGCATTTCAGAGTAATAGTTATGCATTTACTATAGATTTAATATGTCCAACAGGTATGTCAGCAACTTTATCTCCGACTATCACAAATAATAATTTAATATGGAATAATAAAAATCAATTAACATATAATGATGCTAATTCTGTTATATCTGGTACAAACACACCATATTGGGATCATAGTACATATATAACTACAATAACTAAAAATAATTTTATGGATTTATTAAAAGATATAAAAGAATATTTAGATAAATATCCTATATATGCATTATTTAATGTAGTAAATTCTAGAAAAATAGATTTATTACATCCAGAGTTGAATGGTTTAACATGTGATAATTTTGCATATTTTGTGTTAAATAAATTACAAAAAAATGGATCAAAAATTAATATTATGACTCATCCAAAATCAAATATAGTTGCATATGTAGCAGATAGTATAAGACTATTAGATTTCTCTAATGCTAGAGATAAAAAACAAATTATTGATTTTTATAATAATTATAATATAGTTTATTCTGAAATACTTAAAGAAATAAAAAGTGTAAGCATTACTAATATTTTAATATTAATAAATGCTATACATGCTCATATATCAGAGATATTAAATCATAATTTTATTTACTATTGTTATGGTAAAGATGGTAAACTAAATTATTATGAATTAAAATTAAATTCAACACAACAACTTATAGTTGCATATACTTATGGTCTCCTTAAAAATGATATAAATCCTAATTCTATTTTTGGTGATCATCATAAACATAAAGTTAATTATAATCTCAAATCTAATCCTAAAGATAATTCTAAAGATAATTCTAAAGATAATTCTAAAGATAATGGTAATTCAGTTTGTTCTAAAAGTATCAATAGTACATCAATTATATTCATTATTATATCAATTATATTATCTATATTATTAATCTTTGGATTTATTTATCATAATAGAAATAAAATGAATTAGTGTATACCTATTATATAATGATTGAAAAGTCTATCAACTTTATCACAAATCTCTTGATCATAAAGTACACACATTACATTCACATAATAATCAGAACCATTTGAATGAATGATAATACTCTAATCATGAAAGGCTTTAACTGTTGACATTATTCTTACTAATTAGTAAGAATAAATTTTTAAAATTAAACTAGTTAAAAACAGAATAACTCTTCAAGTTTAGGTTTATCATAGTGTTGAATTCTATACTCATTCTTAGAGCTTCATTGATCACTGAGCAAACAATTTAATCTGCACTAGTATCTATATCAATAAGCATAGATTGATCCAATTTTTCTTTTTCAATAATAATTCGTTTGCTCGACTTTATTACTTTTAAGGTCGATTGATCATACCTTTTGTATGAAAAAAATGGCTGTTTTATATTTCTTATATCTAAACAATTTTCTACATGTCCTTCAGGGATGTCTAAATAAAGTCTTGGATCTGGATTCTCTAAGTTAATACCACTGCTATCAATCTCATTAAAACCAAGATAGAATAAGAAGTTTCTATAGCTATGAGAGTGTGCATCACCTGCATATATGATTATATTATGAGCACGATTAGGTTGATCAGTAGCACCTTTATATGCTTTTTCGTCCATTTGAGACATGTTAAAATCTTTGAAAACCCGTGCTAATAGATATGCATCTGCAAAACACACAAGTGGTGAACGCATTTTACTACATAAAGATATTATTGAGTCATTAACTATAGCATATGGATTTTTTCCATTTAGAAAATTTAGTAATATCTTAATTAATTCTTGAATTTCGTCAATACATAATGACATGTATTGACGAAATTCATTAGAAAAATATGTAATAATAAGATTTTTTAATTTTGGATTCTCAACAATTTTATCCAACTCTTTTTTTATATATCTATTTTCTATTAATTGGGTTTTCATGAACTCATATATAGCTTCCTTGTCTTCGTTTATTAATTCTCTTAAAATATTAGTTATTGTTGGTCTCTCTAATAAATTTTTTAAAAATGTAATTCGTTCTTTTATGTCTGATACTCGATATATAATTTTGTATCTTTGGAACATTGCATAAATCCACACTATGTCAATTTTATTTTCTTCAAGATTCAAAGGATTACTAGATATTAATCGAATATCAAAATAATGAGATCTCGCTAATTGACAAGAACCCTCGTGTCGAGAATTATATTCCAAGCAGTTTTTAAATTTTTTAAATAATTGAGCTAAACGCTTGTTTGATATGCCAAAATTTTCATACATATTATTTATGTTATTTTTATCAGGAAAAGGAAGTTCAAAATAAATGTCTAGAAAAACATCTGTTGATAACATTAAATCATATAAGTAATCTTCTATTGGATAAGTATCAGCATCTTTATCAAAGTTCTCGCAATCCATTATCTCATTGTGCCGTTCTCCAAATATATATATAATCTTTTTATATCCTGGATGCCAATGAATACTAAGACTTTTGGGTCCACCTATAAAATCAGCAATTGGTTTCTTTACACTTTTATCATAATGATTGCATATAAGTTGCATAAGAACTTGATTAGACGTTACCATTTGATCAGCTGGCCGAGATTTACCGTTAAGATTATTTTCAAGAGAAATAGTTAAAAATTCTTTTTGTACAATGTAAGGTTGATTATCAAGTATATTTGTATCATACGTACTTATTAATTCTTCAATTAACTCTTCAAGCATTTACTTTATTAAATATAACTTTTTTAAAAAGTATTTAATCATAATCAGACCAAGTTATTATGATTAAATCTATACTTAATTATTTACCGGACATTTTTATTATAATTACAAAGAAAATCTAATGTAATCATAATTTGGAAAGATTATGATTACCTAGATTGCGCAACAAGATCTCTTAATCTAATATTTTGATGTTCTTTCTATTTCATCTTCGTCCTGCGCGCATATCGTCCCTTTCCATTCTCATTAGAAGTGCATTAAGTCTTATAGTTACCTCTCTCATTGCATTACTATATGAAGAATTTATAGATTGTGCGATAACTTCTGGTATATCTTCTATATCTCGAATATTATAACCAACACCAATCAAATACTCTCGTATTTCTTCTTCTGTTCTTCCTGTTCTTGTTAGAAGTTCACTGCGTCTTCTAGTTTCTTCAGATTCATATTCTTCTTCATATGATGATGTTATTGATCGTTCTTCTATTCTAGTTTCGTCAATATCAGAATCAGAATCTTCCATTCTAGATTCGCCAGAATCAGATTCTGAATCTTCTACCGGTGTCGATGTTTGCTCTGGATCAACACTTACATCTATTGGAGCTTTAAGTCTTACACTAGTACCTTCTATATATGCAACACAAAACTCTAAAATTGGAACCCAATGTTGACCTTTTTGATTTATATACTTTTCTATAAATTGATCTATTACCTTTTTTAAAGCATGATTTGGTTCAATGAGACCAGTTAGACGAAGCCTTGTAAAAGGACATACAGGATTACTACTTCTAATAAGTCGTGTTATATATTCTCTCTCAAAAGTATGTCCAGAACTACACGTAACCGGATCTATGAAGCTGTTCTGACTTATAATACAAGTAAATTG